AACGACACACAAATGTAACACTTGCAAATCCGTGGGCTAGTATTGAGTTCGTCAAAGACGATATTCGTAACTATGAGTTCAAGAACTGTTCTCTTGTTACATCAATCTTTACACTTCAGTTTATGCCGCCTCGACATCGTAAAAATGTTCTATCTAAAATTCATGATGGACTGAATGATGGTGGTGCATTTATCTTTGCAGAAAAAACGGTATGTGAAGACCCTCGTATGCAAGATATGATTACTTTCAATTACTATGATTACAAAAGAGACAACTTTACAACAGAAGATATTATGGATAAGGAGAGAACCTTACGCCATATGATGAAACCTAACACATGGAGCGAAATTCGATATAATCTCTATGAGGCAGGGTTTGACAAATACAAGGTTCAACCTTTCTGGCGTAATCATACCTTTGTTGGTGCAATTGCAATCAAATAACTTATTGACAATTGCAGACTTTTTTGATATAGTAACACACAAACTTATGGAGCAAAACTATGATTGATGAAAATCTTCTTACCGATTACACTCGTTTCGTGGATGAGGTTACTAGTGAAGAATCAAAAGACCCAGACGCTTTTGGTGACGCACTAGATATTATTGATGAGGCTGGTGTGCCACCAGAACGACTACTGACTGCCGCACTTGGTATTTGTGCAGAAGGTGGTGAGTTCACTGAGGTGGTAAAGAAGTGTGTCTTTCAAGGTAAACCGATGGATGACCACACCATCTATCATATGAAACGAGAACTAGGTGATATTATGTGGTATATCTCACAGGCCTGTATTGCACTAGATACAGACATTGAAGATATCATCTACATGAACATTGAGAAACTTGAATCCCGATATCCAGACGGATTTGATTCTTTTCGTTCTGAAAACAGAAAAGAAGGAGATGTCTAGTGGACTTTTTAAAAGATATTGCCAAGACAGCAGGCAATGAATATGCTGCACTTGTATCAGATGGCGTTGAGGCTGGGGATGTAGATTCCTTCATTGATACAGGTTCTTACATCTTCAACGCACTACTTTCTGGTAGTATCTATGGTGGGCTTCCTGCCAATAAAATTACTGCGGTTGCGGGCGAATCTGCAACTGGTAAAACCTTCTTTGTGATGGGTATGGTAAAGTCATTCCTTGATGCAAACCCAGATGCTGGTGTGTTGTATTTTGAGTCTGAATCTGCAATCACAAAACAGATGGTTGTGGACAGAGGTATTGACCCATCTCGTATGGTTATTCTACCAGTGACTACAGTTCAAGAGTTTAGAACACAAGCGATTAAAGTTCTAGACAAGTTTCTTGAAACACCAGAAGGTGAACGCAAACCAATGATGATGTGTCTTGACTCACTTGGTATGTTATCTACAACGAAAGAAGTAGAAGACACAAGTGAAGGTAAAGAGACTCGTGACATGACACGGGCTCAGGTTCTCAAGGCTGCGTTTCGTGTTCTGACATTGAAACTTGGTAAAGCGAAAGTTCCAATGGTTGTTACAAACCACACCTATGATGTTGTGGGTTCAATGTTCCCTACCAAAGAAATGGGTGGTGGTTCTGGACTGAAGTATGCGGCATCATCAATCGTCTATCTTTCTAAGAAGAAAGAGAAGGATGGAACTGAAGTTATCGGTAACATTGTTCACTGTAAGAATGCGAAGTCTCGTCTGACTATCGAAAACAAGATGGTTGATGTTCGACTATCATACGACAAAGGACTTGACCGTTACTATGGACTTCTTGACCTTGCACTGAAGTATGGTATCTTCAAATCAGTATCTACTCGTATTGAGTTGCCTGATGGTTCTAAGACATTCGGTAAGACTATCAATAATAACCCAGAGAAGTTTTTCACTGAGGAGATTATGCAACAGTTGGATGAATGTGCATCAAAAGAATTCAAGTATGGTAATCAGGTTTCAGTAGAGGTTGAAGAAGAAGATGCAGAACTACATTCAGACATATGATAATGTAATCAGTGCTGACCTTTGTAGTCAACTGATTGCAATGTTTGAAGAGAATCCTCAACACCAAAGACAAACGGTGTTTGAGGATCATATGTCATTCACTGAAGTCAACTTACAACACCATAACGAGTGGAAGCCATTTACAGGATATCTGGCAAACACTTTCAAAAGTTATATCACACAATACATTGAAGACTGTGATATCAAAGATAAGATGTTCCCACAACAATTTGCATGGGAACAATTTCGTATGAAAAGATATCTACCAGACGGAACTGACCAGTTTGATGACCATGTGGATGTTGGTGATATGCATTCTGCACGGCGTTACTTGGTATTCTTTTTATACCTTGATGATAATGAAGGTGGACATACAGACTTCCCACAATATGACATCTCTGTAAAACCAGAGAAGGGTAGACTTGTAATGTTTCCCCCAATGTGGACACATCTACACGCTGGACGCAAACCGATTGATAAACCGAAGTATATTATAGGAAGTTATTTGCACTATGTCTGATATTAGAGAAATGTATACCTATGTGGAAAACAAAGAAAAGACTTGGACAGGAATTGGACTGACTGAGAAGGCTGGTAAGTATCAGGGAGTTGTCTACAAATATGGTAAAGTAGATATTCACGAAGACGAAGAAAATGACACTGCTACTTTACAATTCGATTGGGATATGTTAGACTCTAACGGACTACCAAAAGAAATGATTGGTGATGATTTTTTTAATTTGATTGGTGATATCCTACAAGACATCATCAGAAACCAAATGGAACAGGAACAATTGCAATATGTCAACACAGACGATAGAACGAACAACTCTCAGTAATCTAGTATACAACGAACCTTACGCTCGGAGAGTTCTTCCTTTTATCAAGGCAGAGTATTTCCAAGACAAAACAGAACGAGTTGTCTTTGAAGAGATTTACAACTTCATGGACAAGTATGGTAATCAACCTACTAAAGAAACTTTGTCTATTGAGATGGACAAACGAAAAGACTTGTCTGATGAAGAGTTCAAACGAGTATCTGATGTTATCTCTACATTGTCTGATGCAAAGGTTGATGCACAGTGGTTGTTGGATACTACTGAAAAGTTCTGTAAAGACAAAGCAGTTTACAATTCTATTCTCAACAGTATTCAGATTATTGAGGGTAAAGATAAACAACACACCCCAGAAGCCATTCCAAGTATTCTAACCGAAGCATTGTCTGTTGCATTTGACCAACATGTGGGACACGACTATGTTGAGGATGGTGATGAACGATTTGAGTTCTATCACAAGAAAGAAGAGAAACTTGAGTTTGACTTGGAATACTTCAACAAGATTACAAAAGGTGGACTTCCACAGAAAACCTTGAACATTGCCCTTGCAGGCACAGGTGTTGGTAAGTCTCTATTCATGTGTCACATGGCTGCGTCTACATTGATGCAAGGAAAGAATGTGCTTTACATCACTATGGAGATGGCCGAGGAGCGTATTGCAGAACGAATTGATGCGAACTTGATGAACATCACAATGGATGACTTGCACAATCTTCCTAAGAAGATGTTCACAGATAGACTATCTAAGATTCAATCCAAGACAAATGGTAAACTAATTATCAAGGAATACCCTACTGCATCTGCTCACAGTGGACACTTTCGTTCACTGATTAAAGAGTTGTCACTGAAGAAGTCATTTCGTCCAGACATTATCTTTATCGACTATCTGAACATCTGTTCATCTTCTCGTTTCAAGGGTAATGCAAATGTGGGTTCATACTTCTACATCAAGGCGATTGCAGAAGAGTTGCGTGGACTTGCTGTGGAAACAAATGTTCCTATCATGTCTGCAACCCAGACTACTCGTGGTGGTTATGCAAACTCTGATGTTGGACTAGAAGACACAAGTGAATCGTTCGGCCTACCAGCCACTGCTGACTTAATGTTCGCTTTGATATCTACTGAAGAACTTGAACAATTGAACCAGATTATGGTGAAGCAATTGAAGAATCGTTACAATGACCCTGGCATGAATAAGAGATTTGTGGTGGGTATTGACAGAGCGAAGATGAAGTTGTATGATTGTGAACAAGAAGCACAGGATGATTTGATTGACTCTGGCCAAGATGATACTCCAGTGTTTGATAAGGGACAGTCTGCGAAATACGATAAGTTCAACGATATCAAGTTCTAAAGACACTTCCCTTATAAATAGTCTTGTAATATTTGTATAAATGGGAAATGTGTAAATGAGGATTCAAAGACTTTATCGACAGTTAAATCCTGTTGTCGAAACTAAAGTATCATACGCAGAAAAACTAAGATATCTTGGTGAAGAAGCTCTACCTACAGACTTCTTTGATGGGTTTACCTATGAGATAAACACAAAAGCAAGTTCTTCAGTTAGAACCGTATACACAGTTCGTTCCAAAGACAGAGAAACAGATAGGGATGAAATCCTAAGAAACATGCGTCAGGCTGGTATTGATGCAAACTTAGGTTCATCTAGTTCTAGTGTTGACCCTATTGATGGGGTTATGGATGGACAGAAGTTTAGAATCAATGTAAAGCCAATGGCTGGTGGTATGCAAGAAACCACTTTGAATTCTAGTATTACAGAATTATTCCCATGTATCGCTTTTGAAAAGGGATACTCTCCTACAAACCCAGAAGACTTTCACAAATACCTACTAGACATTGATGTTAGTAAGTTGCGTTGCGTCAACCCAAAAGATGTTGTTGCGGCACAAGAAACTATCAACAAAGCAGATACATCATCTAAGTTTACAGAAAAGATGAATAATGCAATTGGTATATTGCAGTTTCTAAAAGATTCCCATAATGACAAAGCAATCTCAGATGTCTATTGGGGATATCGTGCAAAACCAAGAGGTGTTCCTAACAACCATCCAGGCGACATGTTTATCAAATATACTGATGGTAAGTTTCTTGGGGTGTCTTTGAAAGCTGGTGGAAAGAAAACCTCTGAACCACAACTTAACACATATGTTCGTCCAGTGTTTAATGCATTTGGAGAGAAGCGTATGTTGGCAACTTTGCGCTCTACTGCATACTCACAAGTATATTCAAAGATTAAAGATATCCCTGCCGAGGCAAATTTTGATGGTGGTGAAAATGGTAGACATAGAGACAGAGCGAAAACTGAAAAGATTCTAAGAGACTACGACAGCAAAAACAACAAGGCATACGAAGCAGATTATGATGCAATGTTGGAAATTATGAGAAAAGGTGTTGTAGACTTATTCAATAAAAATAAAGATAAAACACTAAAGTATATTCAACACGAAGTTCTAAGAGATGCACCAGATGTTCCGACTATTGTTATCAAAGCAGTTGGAACAGATTACGAAGAAGTAACAGATAGAGATGCGGTTGGTGTATTCTTACCACAGGTTAAATTTGTTAAGGCGTATGCTTCGAGAACATCTAAACAGGATTGGTTTATTGAACTTATCTCTGGTGATGAGTCTCTTACAATGAAGATGTCAATTCGTTCAAATAAATCTGGACACGCTGGTAAAAAGAAACTAGGACAGTTCCCAACAGGACTGGCAATCAAATATAACGGACTTGCAAAATGATAAAGTTTAGTTCATTTCTTACAGAGGACAAAGGTGGTAAGAACCTAC